TCACAACTAACTTGTATTTCTAAGGATAAAGATTCTCTATCCTGATATCTTGCTATAGGACCACTCGCATACCAACCTGTGGATGCCACTGATCCATCCTGATTATATATTAAAGTAGTATCAGTAAAAAACTCCCTATCCATTTTATAAAGAACTGTATTAGTTTCACTACACGCTTGAGTTTTGGTTTGATTATACTTAAGATAAACATCATGGAATGTAGGTGGTTCAGGGGTACATAAACTAGTTATAGATGGTGGGTCATTTGGTATTAGGGAAGGTGGTTCTGGAACTAACCCTACAATTTCAAAACATCCATCACTTTCGTCATAACCCGACAATAAAACTTCATCACCAACTGAATATCCTGGTTGGGATGGTATTGTGACCCTTACTGTGGGAGTTAATACAGATCCTAGGCGTCTTAATGAAAAATAATTTAATATTTTACATAAGAAAACTTGGGATATTACTCCATTTTCTCCTATTTGTACTTGACGGGTAATTGGTGTATCTTGTTCGGAATATTCAAAGTTATTGGTGCCAATTTTTAAAACAACAATATCTTCCTCTAAGTGATTTATATTTGAATTAAGACCATTTGGTGGGATGGTAAATACATAATCCCCAGTCCCATTGCTTATATACTCAAGATCTAAATTTTCAGAGGTTAAAGTAATTGTGGTATCTGTTCCCTCTGGGTCTGTGGCACCTAAAGAAGATGATGGGATTGTTATTATTTCATCTTTAACATACCCTGAACCCGTTACTGTTACTGTTACTGAAGTTATACCACCTACTTCTGATGTAAATGTTGCTTCTGCTCCTTCTCCATTAAGGCTACCCGTTAATCCTATATTACTAAATGTTCCTACCTCACCTGTTGCAGGTTCTGTTGTTATACTAGTTAGTAAGGAATCTGTTGATGATGTAATAGGGGCAGCACCTATTATATTTTGAATATGTTCATTTATATCTGTACTAGTCCAAGTGAATGTATCTCCTACTTTAACACCCTCACCTACATTTGTAGAATATAAATGTAATAATTTACCTTTTCTACTACCAGCACCATCAGTTGTTTCTGCAAAATCTAATTGCCATTGTTGGTTAGTTGCTGTAGTGGAAGTTGTAGAAGAGGGTGGTATTGAAAAAGAACCAGTAGCAAAAGTATTGTTATGCTCTATAATCCCATTATTTTTTACACTAAGTACATGATTAATAGTTGTTAATCTAGACCCTCCTAAATCACTTGAATTAAAATTAAAATTATCTAAAACATTATACCCACTTCCTGTATTAGAAATGTTTATTGAAGTTATTTCTCCTGTATTTGTTGTTATATCAAAGGTAGCACCTGTTCCAGATTGGTAACCAAGATAGGTTGAAACTCCATTGTAAGTATAATCTGTATTATCATAAGATCCAGTAAATCTAGATCCTATATAAGGAGTTAAACCATCAGATGGAGAAACTAAATTACTTAAATAATTACTTCCGGAGGTGTTTAAGGTTGTATATGATACTATTTTTTCTCTAAGGCCATACCATTTAGTAGTGGTTGCAGAATCTGAGCCTGTCCAACGTAATTCACCACCTATATCAGAATACATGGTTGTACCTGCTACAATACTTGATATAGAGTTTACATTTGTAAAAATACTACCTGTAGCCTCATCTAAGCATGGGGATTTTGTTTCTAGTATACCTCTTGTACTACCCTCATTTTCTAAATAATTAGTATAATATTCGTGTAGTACTACTGGAGGGGTTGGGGTATAAGGTTCAACTCTATATAAGTTATCAGAACCACTAAAAAATTCTAATCTATATAATAATTCAGGAACATTTTCCCAATTAAGATAATCATAACAAGGATCATCATCTTTATAGTCTTTACCTCTTGGCATTTTAAGGTACATAGATTGACTAAATTCTCCATTATAAAATTCACGTTGGTCTTCTCTAGGATATTTAATATAACTAGATTGGGTTGAAGGGAAAACATCAAACCAACTTTGGGTTATGCCAAACCTATTATCTGGTCCTTCTCCTTTACTACCACTTATGTGAAATTCTAAACCATTAAACCTTTCAAATATACCAGCAGTCCCTCCTTTAAATACTTCAATAGTAGAACCACTTACAGTTTCATACGTCCCCCTATCACCTGAACCTGTGTTATATCCACGTGCATAAGATTTTATTGATCCCGAATATGTTTGGTCTTCCCAAGATACTGGTCTAGAGGAATATGCATTTCTTTCTAATAAATGTTGTTTTACTACTACACCAGAAGATAAATTTGTTCGGGCCGGGGTAAAATCTTTAATCATTTTAAATAATGAATTATCAAAGTATTTTATTAAACGAATAAAATCTTTAACATCATAACTTTTAATATATTTTAAAAAGTATTGATCTCTTAATCTATCTAAATCTGGATAATTTGTTCTAGATTCTGAAAGATGTCTTGGGTCACCAATGTAATCTCCTATATTAAAATTACCTAATTCTGCTGTTATATCATCATTAATTTGGTTTGTAGGAGAAAATGCTACTTCTAAATAATCAGCATCTGGGGTAGTACTTTGGGTTAAATAAGAATACTGTTGAATTGATCTTTTTGAGGATAAAGTATTTCCCTCAGGTAATATATTTTCAAATATTGAAATTTTATCACTAATTTTATTTTTTATACCATAATGGGATTGGTTTTGATATATAAATTCTTTATTAGAAACGAATGTTGGGTTTTCTAAAATAAAATTGCTATCTCCGTTTGCAAAAGATGAAGTTATATCCCATGAACCCGTTACTTTAGGGTGTATTGATTCTCTACTAGAAGTAGAAGATAAACTTCCTAAATCCGCTCTAAATATTAATTCGTCGGATGTTGTTGATCCATTTACATTAAATGATAAGGGGTTTAATACAAAATCTTCAAAAGAAGAAGTATTAATATTAGAAGAATAATATCTTATTTCTTGAATTGACCCTGAAAAAGGTTCATAGCTTTGACCCGATAATTGAAATTCATAGGGGTAAGGAAAAGTAGCATTATCTGCAATGTGGTAAAAGTTACTATATCTATCATCTGAATCATAACTTGAGAAACCAATTTTATTATCTATATTATTAGCTACAGATAAAGAAGTTGTAGTAGCATCTGCATTTAGCATTATTGACCACCATTCACCATTAAATATTGGTAAATATGCACTAACATTTATTTCGGGATTTAACCCATCAATCCATTTTATAGTACCATATTCATTATAAGGATCAGCTATAGATCCTGAATGGGAGCCACTTACATAACTAGACCCTGTGTATTCTATTACTAACCGGTTTGAGGTATCAGTAGCAAATAAACATTGATAAGTACTTGATGTAGGTATTCCTGGTGTTTTGAATCTAAACTGTATTGTTTCTGGGTTAGTTGTAGAAAAATTGGTGTTTGGAGTAAATGAAGAGCTAAAATAACTATCTTTATTTACTTTTAAAGCATAATTAAATATATTTTGTTTATAATCCCAATCTTGTTTATTAATTTTATTTTTACCACCAAATTCATTTACACGTAAAATTGTATCAGGGATACCATAAGAGGTTATTAATGCTCTTAACCCAGCTATTGTGCCCTTAGTTTTAAGTAAATACGGTATATTGTGGTATATTCGTTTATATAACCGCTTATTAGTATCATCTAATGGAATTATATTATCCGAAGCGGATATTTGAGTATTAATTAGTTCTGACCCAGTTGTTGGGAATGTAATTCCATCGGGGGTTATACCTAAAAACGCTTCATATAAATCTTTAGTATTAAAATTATTGGAATATAATTTAACTCCAAAATCTTTAATAGCATCAGCAACTAAATCTTTAGATATACCAAAGTCTAAACGGTTATCAGCATCAAATTTATTTACTATATCTTTAGTATAAATCCAAATATTATCAAAATGTTGACCAACCATATCAATAAATAAATCGTATTGAGAATTATTAGGATCATCTCTTAAGTATTCAGGAATATTCCAATAAAGATAATCTTGATTATTTTGATCATATTCATATGCTTGTAAAATCAACCCACCATAATATTCATCATTTGGGTTATTACTTCCTAACCATGCTTTTACTTCTACACTAGTTGAAAGTGATAAAGTATAAGGTGGGTTTGGATTTGATTTAGGATAACTATATAAAGATCCAGAATCAAAATAAAGAAACCTTTCATATGAATCAAAGTTCTTTATTATGTCATTAATTTTTATATCAAATATAGAAGTACTTGAACTAAATTCACTGGTTAGATTTGTATTACTAGTTATATTATTATCTAGAGTGGTAATTTGATTCTGGTAGTTTTCTATTAATTTAACTTTATAATAAAAATTCTCTAATCGTGTTTTAGCAGATGAAAATTTTATAAAGTTTGAAAAGTCATTATAGTTAACATTTATTTTAAGTCCTTTATCTTTTAATAAATTTTGAATTTGGCTATTAGAACTAGTAATATTTGAATTAAGTAATGTATCATATGAATATTCTTGGGATGATACCCCACTTTCATTTTTTATATTTAAATCTAAATTAGGACCTGCTATATATTCAAAGTCTTGGGGGTCAAATATCTCAATTGGAAACTGAACTTGGTAACTTTGGGGGGTTGATATTGCTTCAACTACCCAACATTGAGATTTTAAATCAAAATCCGTGGGTAATGGTTCGTATAGTTTTATTAATACAGAATATTCATTCTCATTAATAACATCTAACTTTATATTATTAGCTATTATTAAATTATTTTCCCCAAAATTTAGATAAAAATCAACAAAATAGTCTTTTGTATTTCTATGTTCAATAAAATTTTGAGTATAGGTTTGAATATCTTCATTAGAAATAATATTAGAATTTAATCTAATTTCTGTCCTATCTGAACTTATTTCTTGAATATAATATTTGGATTCTAAATTAGAGTTAAGGTGTTTTCTATAAAAATTATAATTTATATAATATACTCCTTCATTAAATTCCTCTCTTTCAAGGTCTTGTTTTGGAGATAGTAATACATGACCATCCCTAACAGTATATGTTAGTAGTTCTTTAGTTGTAGGAGGAAATATTTGATTTTTATTTTCATCAAATATATAATATTCTATATAATCTGTGGATTGAGAAAATTCAGTATCTAATTCAAAATTTGAAATAAGTGAAACATCCTCAATTGAATAGTTTTCAATTTGGAATGTTTGGGAATTTACGGGTAATATTAAAATTTTATCTTCCATTTTATATTCCATTTAAATCACTAGCCCCTATTGAGTTTAAAACATCAGTAGTAGATTCGTTTGAATTAGCTATGTTAACATCTAAAGAGGCGGTTAAAGGTATATCTTCTCCTGTTTCTGCCTTAACGGTTCTAATTTGTAATTCTAAATTTTCTTGACGTAGAGATGTAATTTCATCTTGTAGAGCTTGAATTATTTCACTTTCTTGGTCATAATTTATATATTCACCACTAGTTTTAATTAAATATTCATGTGAATTATTTATACCAGTTGTGGGTATTTCGTAAAATAATTCATCATAAAATTCAAAAAATTTTTCTACTGTAACTGTTGATTCAATATCTTCTGATAGATTAGTAACCCCTAATTCATTAAAAGTAGTATTAATAGTTTTAATATATTGAGGTTTACTAAATACTGTTTTTTTTACATCTACTTTATTCATCTTTATCCATTAACTACTTTAAAATAATAATCTTCATCTTTAATTATAGTACTTCCATTTATAGTAGTTTTAATTAAAATTTTATAATATCTTTCTGGTTCTAAACCATTCATGTATATGTCAAAATAATTACTATTATTATCACAACTAATTTTAGTAAAAGTATCATCAAAATCTATAACAAATTCATTAGTATCTAAATCTTTTATAGCATAATATGATGATGTAGGCAATGCATAATTTTGAGTATATATAGATGTGGTTTGGAATTTACGAATAGGAAATTCAGGACGCACGTTTAATCTAAATTTATTTATACTATCTAATCTAAATTCTCCTGGGTTAGAATCTAATCCAACAAATAAGTCGGTTGTTGTAATTTCATCTAATGTAGTACTATATAAAAAATCATCCCATTTTATTTCTAAGGTAGGTGGGTATATAGTATTAGTATCTACTGAATAGTAATTAAATATGGGTTGGATTGCTTGATTTGTAGCAAATTCAGAAGATCCAGATAATTTTATTAAAAACCCATTATTATTTATTGGATTAATAGGGGTTGAGTTTGATGCCGTATACCAGGCATGGATAATATTAGTAACATCCATATTAAGATCTTTTATAGACCTTAACCCAAATGATTGAGTAGCATAAACTTCTCTATCCATATACCCGGAACCAGAAAACCAATTTCCACCCACACCAACATCTAAACCATTACTAATACTTCCTGAATATGAACCTGTCACATAAGGAGAATATCCACCTGTTTTCCAAATATCTGAACCTGAATATTCTATATATTTCCAACTTGATCCATTTGTAATTTGTGGGGAATCTTTATACTCACCTGTGCCATTACCCCAATTTTCAGAGGCAGGATATACTTCTAATGTAGTATCTAAATTAATTCCTTGAATTTTGGCGGCATATAATTTTAAACTACTAGAGAAATTTGAGTCTCCTATTTTATTATCAATTACATCTTCAATTTCTTCTTGATTAAATTGTATTAAAGATCTAGCTACTCTTGGGGATGGAGATATTGATGGTACTGTATTAGATATTTCTAACATAGCATCTATTCCTGTATTTAAAGCAGGATATGCTGAATACAGAGTTGTGTCTTTTTCGGGAAATAATTTATATACTGCCATATTATATTGTTACTACTTTTCCTTTAATATCTTGATTTAAATATTTTAATTCAAAAATGCTAGGGTCTAAAGAAGGATATATAACGCTATTTTGGGTAGCTCCTTCAATATCATAAGCATATTTAGAATAACCGGAAGATGTTCCTGCTTTATTTATTATTTCAACCTTTTTTACGGTTTGTACTCCTTCTATACTATCAATTAATATTTGGAGATCCCTTAATATAATAGGTTGGTTGATTTGCCATTTATCTATATTAAAATAATCTTGTAAGGAAGTAATACATTTTAATAGTACTTCATTACTATTTACATTAGGTAATGTAATTATTTCAAAATTACAACCTATATTAATTATAAAAGCATCTTTAATAGAGATAGTATCTCCTATCATTCTATATTGATTTAAATATGTTTTTAAGTTTTCTTTTAATGTTGAGGAAGATGTATTTAATTTTTTATCCGAATTATATGAAAGCACATATATATCTAGAGATGATAAATAATCTTCTATATTGGGTTTTTGTGTATAAGCTTTTGATACTATCCCATACTTAGAAGGCATACTTAATGATCTTACTAGGTAATCATCTGCTGTTACATTTCTTAATTGGGAAGAATAATTAGAAATAGAATTTTGTCTTATTTCTTCTAAGGTATCTCCATCTTTACCCCCACTTGCAGCTTTATTATTATTCGATGCAACAGTATTAAATATATAATTAGCAGAATTAGGGGTTAAATTTGTCTTCAAAAAACTAATTGTTGAAGTATCTAGACTAGTTAATTCATTTGTAGAAACATTAGAACCAACCCCCCCACCAGTTAAATACCTTACTGTTAAGGTTGTATTACTAGGAGAAATACCATAAGTATTTGTAAATATAAAATTATTAGGGCTATAAGCTGTTGTTAATTTATTTTTTTCAAATGGTAAACCAATACCTACATTTGTTGGGTTTGGTATAATATCTTCATCATTTACTATAGGATCTCCGGTACCAAATTGTATTTGTAATTGGTTTTCACTTAGAAATCTAGTTGTAAATCTTCTTTGAACTGATTGGGTTTTGAGTAAATATGGGGTATCTAAATTTTGGTGGTTATTAGGATCATTTACATTAGTATTTTTAATACCTTTAAATATTGTATCTTGTGCCAAATAATCTACTTCATACCATACATTTCCATCTGAATCTGTTATATCAAGAATATTTGAAATATTCTCTGAGTTAAGTACAATTGTAGGGAATTCTGAAGGGTTGGTAAATGTAAATTCCTGTGAGTTAATTTTTCCAGATACTGCCCTTCTTGTTTTTCTTAATAAAAAATAGACAGGCTCTCCATTAGATATTTGTGATATACTTACTGTGGTAGGGTCTAAGGAACTAGAAATTGTAAAATCTATAGAATCTTCTATAGTAAATACATTAGTTAAATTAGAAGGAGAGGAGATCTGTGTATTTTCTTCTATATACAGAGCATAATCATAATCGGGAACTGTTTTTCCATTTACTACTTTAGCAGGGAGTTCTTGATAAAAATCAATATCAACAACAGCTAAACCTGTAACTTTTGGCTTATACCCAAACATATAAGCTAAATCATAAATATTACTAGTTTGTCTAGAATATTGTAGGAAATTTTCTTGGATTTGATTATTTAAATAATAAGTTAAAACATCACCAACATACGCTGACATTTCCATAAACATCATTCCTGGTGATGTTGCTGAGAAGTCGGTATATGAATTAGGGAAATATGTTTGAGCATAATTTATTAGATTAGCTCTATAACCACTAAAATCTTGATTTAAGTATTTTATCTCTCTATTTATTGCCATTATATAAAGCTTAATTCTAACTTATCATTTATTCCTGTATTGTTAATTGAATAAGTTATATTTATTTTAATTTCGTTTTTGTCTTGGTTTGATGTTAGTTCAACATCTTCAACTTTTACAGAAGGAAAATAATTTTTTAATTTTTCCTGTATATTTTCTTCTAGAAAATCTAAATTATCATTAGTTATTTGTTCAAATAAAAAGGTTCTTAACCCGGCCCCAAAAGTTGGGTTACCATTTCTTTCTCCGGGATTTGTTAAAAAATAATTAATTAAATTACTTTTGATAGCATTCTTTGTTTGATAATTAGGATTAAAGACAGCATTCCCATTTAATGGTAAATCTATACCAATAGCAACTCTTGCTCTAGTATCATTGGGGAATATTTGTTTTGCTCCGAATGCCATTTTTATTTATTCATTAAACCCATTATTTGATCCATTGATACATCCCCCTGTGGTAAAGAACCATTTGGGCTTGTAGTATCTACTGGACCACTCATTTGTAACGGCATACTATTAGTATTAGCAGAAATAGTGCCATTTTTACCTGGCATCATACCTCCTAAAACATTCATATAATTTTCTCTAATTTCTTCTCTTGTTTTTGTTGCTACTGGGTTAGTAGGAGAAGGTGTAGATACAGTTGGGTTAGTAGGTTTATATTCTGAAACTACCTGTTTAGGGGAGCGTACTGCTTCAAGCAGAATATCTTTTAATTCATCTTGAATTGCCTCTCTAACTGCTTCTTTTACTATTGTTTTTAATTGACTAACTTTCATATGTGTATGATTTATTATAAATATTAAATTAATAGGCTTTTAAATCGTTTGATCTAATATAGAATATAAGTTCATTTATTAAAACAGAATCACTTGCACTAAAAGATTGATCCCCCCTTACTAATATAACCCCTTGATCATTTTTTCCAACTGCTTGTCTTCTTTTATATTTTCCTATATTATTTTTATCTAATTCTACAACTTCAATAGTAAACCCTGCTATTTTATTTGGGGTAACTACATTATCTTCTTCATCTTTAGATAAATTTTGTATTGCGGAGTTTAGTTCTTCTAATTCTATGTCTTCTTCTTGAGCACATTCAAATATTAATGAATCAACCGTTTTTAAAATCATAGATAAAATTATCATAGCTGCTATAAAAAATATTAATGCTATAATAAGTTGTATATTAAGTTTCTTATTCCCATCTGCTAATGTTTTTAAAATATCTTTTATATTTTGTAACCCGGATAAAAGGGATTGGGGGACACCTACACCTGGAGGGACAGATACAGGAAAGGGTAATGCTGAAATTTGACCTCGAATCATTCTTAATTGTATAGCTAAATAATTAAATAATATAGCTAAGCCCACATTAACAATTACCATAATATAAATTTGGTTTAATTGTTTAACAATAGAATTTCTTTTTTTAGCTGCCCTTTTTAATTGGCTAGGTGTGGGGCATATTTTTTTATTTCTATCTTTAATTTTTGTGATCCCAAATACTAATAGTAAACCTATACCTAAGGGTAAAAGTTTAAATAAAATAGCATTTGTAAATTTTTCTACTGCTTTTCTTCTAACTAACAATATCTTTTCTGGAAATGAAGCTGCTATTTTAGCGGCATCTTCAATTTTAGAATACACTTGTTGTTTTAATTCATCAGCTGCTTGATCTGCTGCTAATTTGGTATTAATTAGGGGTTTAGCTTTAAGATCACTTTTTACTTCTCTTTGTTGAGTTAAAAGTTCGGCATATTGAGGTATATAACCTTTTTTTGTATAAATTAACTTAGATTCAACTAAAGCCTTATTATTAAAAGGTAAGATAGGGAGTTCTACATCAATAGTAAATTCCCCATTAGTATCGGTAAATGTTTTTTTACCTATAGCTAGTAAAGGTTCTACTTTAGCCCCTTCAATTGGAGTTGAAGTAATTTTATCATATAATCTACCTTCAATTCTGAAATTTTCAATAGTTGGGATATAAGACTTTAATCTATCTTTTAATACTTCTTTAGTTTCTGGTGATTTAGCAGCTTGAGTTACAATTTTAAGTTGGTTAATATCTAATCCAACTCCTAAAGCTTTTTTACCTGCTTTGGTTTTAATATAATCTAGAGCAGCATCTAATAAATCTTGTTTATTCATTTTAACTTATTTTTACTTTTTTAGATGTAAACTGATCGTAACTATTATTAAAGATTTTTACTTGTTCATTTAATATATTACCTGCAAATTGGGTTGTAGGAGCAACTTTGGGATCATTATTTAAGGCATTTGCTAGGGATTGGATAGCGGAAGTTAATCCTTTTAATTGTTTTAAAAATGTATCACCTATAATAGCGGGTTGGGAAGAATTTGTACCCCCTAAATTAATATAATCTGCTTCTAAAGTAATAGATTTTCTACTAGCTATCCCTATATCCCCAATAGCCGCTAAATTAATAACCTTAGGAGATGACATTAAGATACTATCTTTATTAGAGTTTAACACTAATCTCCCAGAATTTAGAATTATTTGAGGATTATCTGTATAACTTCCTGGATATATTGGGGTTTGAGATTTATCTAGAGCTGTGAAATTAAGGCTTGAAGCTGATATTGGGATGTTTTGGGTTGAGGTTATATATATAGAAGAAGGATCTTCATTGATGTTTTCTACGGTAGGTAAAAATCCTGCTTTATTGTTGGTTGTTGGTTGACCATTTTTAAGTATAATAAGAGGCTCCCCATTATCACCATATTCCGACCAATTATTTCTAATTAAAGTGTTAGTTTTTGAAGTACTTCCTAATCTTATAGAACTACCAAATCTACTTTCAATTATATTATCACCACTAAAAGGAATAAGGGGTTGGATTGAAGACTTTTCATTAAATGTACCACCAGTATTGTTGGACCCATTTAAATCAATAGGTTTAGATTTATTAGAGGTTGAGTTTATAACTCCATTTTCAATTTCTTGATAATTTTTTTGAGTGTTTTTTTTATTTTGAAATTGATACACATTTGGATAAGCATTATGGTGGGGATGATTCCATAAAGAAATAGAATTTAAATAATAATATATTTTAGAAGTATCATTTCCACCCATATCTTTATCTGGAAGGTGTATTAATAATACTATTTCATTTATAAGAGGGGGGGATTTAAACTGTGGGAAAAAAGGTTTTGCTATAGGGTTTTGAGTTGTACTAGTTTCTAAAGTATTTATTTCCTCAAAATTAATAGTCCCAATTCCACTCCAACCCCCATATTGGGAAAATTTAGGGTGGGTTTCATCTAAAACAATGTCTATAACCCTAGCAGGAATAACCTTTAAGTCTAAATTTTCAACAGTTGAATCTAAATTAGATAAGTTTCCTGTGGAGTTTAAAGCATTAGTTAAATAACCTATTCCTGTTCTAGCCATCGCTATTTTTATTTTCGAAATTTTCGTTTAACTTATCCAATTCAGCCATTAGTTCTGCCTTTTCTTCATCTGTAATACCTAGTGTATCCTCGCTGGAACTGTTATTAAGCGCGCGTTGTATTATAGTTGCCATCTTAATTAATTGTTCATCGTTACGAACACCAATATCCATATATTCTTTGATAAGGGGTACAATTAAAGTTGCATCACCTATATCGTTTATAAGAGGTTTTAATTCAGATATTAAACCCGAGATTTGGGTTGATTTCTTTTTTTGGTTATCGTAAATTTCATTAAGAATATCCGAGAATTTTTTCTTTCCGAATACTACATTATCTAATGCTCCCATAATATTTTTGGTTATAAATATGGATATAAAGAAGAATTAGAATTTGGCATAACCATTTTCTAAATAAAATATATATTGGGTTTTAAATATATTGTGGAGTTTATTAGCTATTTTAGTAATCTTAGGAGTTTTGACTTCTACTATTTCACGAATGTAAATATAAAGGGCTTTTTTATTAAATACTTCTAAATCCTCCCTTTTACGAAATAATTCTAAAATAGCATCTGCTATTTGAGCATCATTTTTCTTTGGAAATAACTCATATATATTTTCAGATACATAATCTACAAAAATATCAATATATTTATCTAAATCACTTTTTACTTGATTTTCCCCCATACTGTAAGTATAAGTAGAATTTTCCCCTGTTAAAACATCAACATTAACTTTTTTTATCTTCTTATTATAGTTTTTAGTATTATATAATATTAACCAACGTTTTACTATTGTTCCAAAATAGGAATATGCCTTTGCTCCTCTAGTGGGGTCAAATAAATGTATTTTAGATAATAAAAAGGTAATTATTTCATGTTGAAGGTGTTCTAAATTCTCAACCTCAGTGTGGTAGAATTTAAATGTATGGATAATATTCTGGGTTAGTTTAAAGAAAGGATAGTGGATATGGGTTTCATATATCCTACTTCTTAATTCTTCATCTTTTATAGAATCTAATTGGTTATATTTAACAATATAGTCCTCTGTCTCTTGAGTAAAATAATTTTTACTCTTTTTTCTTCGTTTCTTTGGGGCCATTATTGGTTGGTTTTAAACCTAGAAAGGTTGTTTTGTATTTGCTTTAATTCATTAAAAAACCAACCTATTTCATCATCACCTTTGAATGTTCCTTTTTCATCAATCTCATCTAAGCGTTTTTTTGATATTTCAACTTGATCTGTAAATTGGGTAATAAATTGGGATTGAGAAATTATAATATCCTCTGCTTTTTCATTTTTTCTTAAAAGGTTAAAAGTCGTGTACCCTAAGATAACGACTAAAACCCCTAAAACCCCAATTATTATTTCTAATATCATAAACTATCTAACATGCTTTTTAATCCGGGACTTGCCATAGTGTTAAGTGCTTTGGATTTAGCAGTTGTCTTGGACTTCAATGTATAATTTTTCTTTTGGGGCTCCACGTTATCTTTAGAAAATTTAGGTAACCACTCAATCTCAAATTCAATACGTGCTGCCATCATATCTGCTTGATGTAAGATGAATGGTAAAGATGTGCGAGGTTTGGTTTCTGGCATAAATGATTTTAAGTATTTTTCATTTGCTGGGTCATACAAACCATCATGTGTCTGGATAGATAACATTTCATTAAATGTATATTGTACCCCATGTGACTGAAGTAAAAATAACCCACGATCTGGAACAGAAGCAAATGCAATTTTCTTATTGTGCATATATTCTTCACCTAATTTATCACGTCTCCATTGATCAGTCTGGGGGATATAAGATTCATGTTCTTCATCTCCCATTTTACCTAAATCATGGTTAATCGCAGAAAATACCAATTCTTCCTGGGTAAATGTAGTCATATCACAACCAAATCCTTCCCATACAGCGGACATGGACAAAGCTGCTTTTACTACTCTATTAACGTGATCTACATACCCACCTGGGAATGCTGAATGGTATTCTTTCTTATGTGATGCCGGCATTAGAATAATACGGTCTTCATATTTTTTATAGAAATCAAGTAATTTCTGTTTACGATCACCAGTAATATATGTTTCGATGTTGGTATTAAATTCTATCCAATTTGCTTGAATTTGTTCTGCTGTTAATTTCATAACCTTAATTTATTTTAATATTGATTTAATTCTGATGGGGACATGGGTTGTGATTCTACCATATCTCTAATGTCATTTACTAATCCTTGGGCTTTAATAATATTTGCCCTGTAAGATTCAATTGGTTGTTGTGTATTGACAATTCTCTGGAGGTTGATTAGAGTTGATTCTAAATTGTCTAATTTTTTGTTTACTAAATTTCTATTTCTCATGACTTATTTATATTTAAAACAGGATGTCCCTTAAACCCCTATTATTACCTTTATTTCCAATCCTTTTTATTCCTTATTTCCCAAAATCTGTAATACCAAGGTACATGGGTAATTTTGTATATCCTAATTATTTTTAAAGCCTTTTAACTATTTGTTGGATGTTCAATAAATGTGCACATCTTTCGTATTGTTCACATGCTTCAAAATACATAATGGAACTTTGTAGAGCTTTATTAAATATCTTTGGGTTGAAATTTAAAATAGCATCAATATGTTCTGGGTTTTCAATATCTATATTTTTTATATAATGCCAAGACCTATTAAATATAGTAAAATCAGCTGCCTCCCTTGTAGATTCAGAATTATATGAAGGTTCTTCTTTTTTTAAAAACTTTTGTAATTTTTGATGAAATACAAAATGGTTTAGGATTAATTTAGTAAACATCCCAATCTTAGCAAATGGAGATTTTATAAAATCATCTAAAGATTTTCTAGTAGCTATAACCTCCTCTTGTGAGGTGTTATCCTCAAATAAGTTAAATATACTATCTTTATCTATTCCATCTTTTCTCATCAGTTATACATATGTACCTCGGGCCGGAATCGAACCGGCACGACCTTTCAGGTCACAGGATTTTAAGTCCGGCGTGTCTACCAATTCCACCACCGAGGCATTTTTAGTATTAATTACATTTACCCTTAATTTCATTATACAGTTCATCTGCATAACCAGCAGGGTTTTCGATATGTTGTGCAGTAGATTCCATTTTACCTATTAAACAATTTTTAAAATGTTTACCACTTTTACCTTTTAGTAAAGTTTCTATTGCACACGCCTTCATCCAAGTTCTTGGGTCATTCCCTTGAACTGAAGTTCTTACATTATTAATTGCTTCAATACACACTATTGGGTTTGCCATAATTTATTCTAATTCTTTAAGTTCTTTTTCAATATCCTTTTGAATTTTTAAAAGGGTTTGATATTCTTTAATAACATCTTTTTTATTTGGATTTTCTGGATGGTAATTCCATAGTTCTTCCATTACGGTTGATGTTGCTAATAAATCATTGATTAATTCTGCTTTTTGTAGATCTAATTTTTCTTGGTCTGTCATATTATTTAAATTTACTTCCTATTAAGTTAATTGTTTCTTTTGCCTCTTCCAAGCTAATTTGAAAAAATTCTTTACTGCTATTAACACGTTGTGCCTTTAATTTATGGTGTACTTCTCTTTCTACCATTTCACCATTAAAACATTGGTATGCCCATTCTACTTTATAGGGTAGGGCAACCCCTGTTGCTGATGATATTTGTTTAGCTCGTTCTTCAGGTAATTTTTTAGTATAACCTATTTTTAATAACCCTGGTTGGGTTGGGTTAGATAAAACATATACCCATTGATCCCCATCACCTTTATCCGCATATAACCCATATTTTTTATCGGTATAATACGTTACTGTTTCCCATCCATCTCCCTTTTCACTGGGGGTTAAGGTAAAATATCTAGCATGTTCTAAATCCGTGTTCCCATAATTTTCTTTTAATGGGATAAATTGCTTAGCTTTTTTAACTGTAATTTTATCTAGACTCATTCGAATATAATTTTAAATTCTTTTTCTATTTCAATATCATTATTAAAGGCCGTTTTAATAAAAACTTTAGCTGTATCACCTACCATCTGATTATCAAAAAATATTTGTTGTTGGGGTTCATACGTGTATTTACTATAAGTCCCTAAACTCTGAATATCAGAATTAGGGTTATATGAATAACCTGCTATATTAAGTGGTGGGTGGTTATTAGCCATATCTTCAATAGTATACGTTAGATTACCAATGGGTATAGGATTTACAAATCCACCCCCAGTAAAGTAACCTAATACACTATATAATGGAACAGTAAATGTAATACCGTCAATCCATATCCAATAATCAGAATCAAATAAGGTTTCAACTAATGGTACCCCATTAACCATATAATCAGGGTGCAATTCATCTAATTGACCTTTAATTGTAAAGTAATTATAACCTTGATGTTCAATATGAAAATAACCATTAACATCCTGATATACACCGGGTGATACTAAGGGATCAATTTCAAAAAATGATTCACAATCACCACTTAAACAAGGGTAAGGTGAAATAAGCTCCTCTGGGCTACATGCCCAGAAGAAACTTATTAAGGTTATGTAAACTAACTTTTTCATTATGCTACAAACTCTAATGCTTTACTAAACATCTTCTTATTCAAGTCTTGATCTTGCTTGAAATTTTTGATAATTCGAGCTTGACGTGGTTTTCCTTTAACTGTAAGGTATTCAAAATTACCTTCCATAATGTTCTCTTGAACACGATTAAATACTTCCCATAATCCATTCCCCATATCTTCTGAACGTTGAGGATCTAAAACTTCCTGAATTGCATCCTTAGCATAGGTATTATTTGTACCTTCAACTCTCATATCAAGGAATGATTTTGCTAAATTGAACATTTGCTCTTCATTAAGCTCTGTTTCTTTCATTTTATTCATTGATTCAACAGTTAAATCAAGATTACCAATAATTTCTTTAATTGTATCTTGAAGTGTTTCAAAATCATAACCCATATGCTTAACTTTAAAATCCTCAAACTTAGTATCAGCAACAACTAACCCATTTTCACAAATCATTCTAAATAAACCTGCAGTAAAGGTAAATGAATTTTTACCATCATGAGAATTGGTAAGTAATACTTGTGGGTAAACAGTATCCCCATCATCACCATTAATAACAACATCAGGATTTCTAAATACAACTAAATGCTTTTGAAAACCAACATTTTCACGGGCTTTAACCTCTTTAGCATCAACAACTTTCCAACCTAGTAACTCCATATCT